AATTGCAGTAGGTAATGCAGTTGTAAACCATATTGATTCTAATGAGGGCTGGATTGAATTTGCTAGAGCAATACTAAGAAAGGCACAAGAGAAATGAAAACAAACCATGACGGAACAGTTACTTTGAACGCTTACGATACTTGGACTTCTTGCGGTGCTTGCGGTCAAAGAGTTACGGGTGATTCCATTCATACTTGTTCACCACAGTTAAAAGAACTAACAGATGAGGAAATATATCAAACATGGGTAGAAGCAAAAAATACCGCTTTAAATACAAGAGGTTCTGATTTTGTTGAGGTTATTTTTGCTAGAGCAATACTAAGAAAGGCAAGTGAGAAATGAAAGATGCTTGCGGTATAGAAGAAGTAATCCTTCAAGAAAACGGAATTATTCGCAATGAAGATGGAATGATTATTGGCAGACTTATACAAGATATAAATGCGTTTGCTGAAAAACATTACCAGCGTGGTTATGAAGATGGTTTAAGAAAGGCACAAGAGAAATGAAACCACATAAACACGCAGAACTAATCAAGGCATGGGCTGATGGTGCTGAGATTGAAATATGGAGTTGCAATGGTTGGTGGCTTGAAACAGAACCAACATGGAATCCAAAAGATAAATACCGCATCAAGCCTGATGAACCACGGCTAAGGGATATGTATATCTATAAAAATGTTTCTATGGGACATTGCTGGATTGATAAGAAAAGCCCCATGGAGGCAGAAATGGGGACGGCATGGGAGTATGTTGGAAGAATTGCGGTGTTTAAATGAACGCAAATGAACTAGCTGACAAATTGATGAGCAGCCTGACTATGGAGTACGACTGCGATAAGTATATGGAACAGGCTGCCACCATGCTACGCCAGTTTGGTCTTGCTGAAAGCATTATTAAACAGCAACAGATTGAAATAGCGGCGTTGAAAGACGAAGTAGCTAAATGGAAAATGTCTTACGAAAACAGCATACGATTTGAGGATGGATATGGACACAACTAATAAACCAGTAGCGTGGATAGATGAAATAAATACTTTTGTGCTTGATAAAGATTATCAGCAATTTCCTAAATCTTTACAGCATGGAATGATTCCACTCTATACCCATCCAGTAAAAGAACAAGACACAGACTGTCAGTATTGCAAACAAGGATGTATTCGTTGTGATGCTAGAAAGCAACTAACAGATGAGGAAATAATGTCTGAATGGGAAATAAGCAAAGATGAAGTTGAATTTGCTAGAGCAATACTAAGAAAGGCTCAAGAACAATGAACGCATACGAATTAGCTGATGGAATTGAAAGCTGTACGACCGATTTATTGCATTACAAAGCAGCCGCCATGCTTCGCCAACAAGCAGATCAGCTCGCTAAGTACAAGTACGTACTAGAGTCGATTGCAAACGAGTACGTGGAGCTAAGTCACGACAAAATTAAGTGGCAAAATGAGGATCATATTAAATGGGCAAAGGAGGCCTTAAAATGAGTAAAAAGAAACCACCCAGCGTGATCTTTGACGAGGGCTGCTTTGACGATATGCTTGACCTCACGCAAGAAGAGATGGACGCGCTGATCGACGGCATCATGCAACTGGTAGAGACAGGCGAGATCTTTGAGCGCGCGACACTGGTAGATGACTTACCGGAAGAGGAGCAGGCCGAGATCATTGACTTACTAGAGCGTAAGAAACGCAACACGAGGCACTGATGAAACCTAAAAAGTACGACTACTACAAGCTCAACGTGGGGTTTTATCCCGACGTGATGAAGATGTGTTTTGACGATAAGGTATTCCAGCAGATTCTTAAAGATCACAACATCACACTGAAAGCAAGTGCACTGGACACCGGCTGCGCAGAGACACACCAAATTGGTGACGGCAAGGCGGGCATTATTATCTTGGCGTTTAATCTTACCGAGATCGGGGAGACGACCGCGGAAGTATTTGACACCATAGCGCATGAAGTGTCGCACGCCATCGATCACCTCGCCGAGTTTATTGGTGAAGAGGACGGGATTATTGGCGAGACACGTGCCTACCTCACCGGCTCACTTGTCAAACAGGTCTACAAGATATACGAACACGAGAAAGAAAATCATGCTAGAAAAGCAAGTAGAAAAGTACTTGATCAAAAAGGTAAAGGAAAGCGGAGGACTGACGTACAAGTGGATCTCCAGCGTGACGGGGGTGCCGGACAGGATAGTATTCCTAAACAACAAGGCATTCCTAGTGGAACTGAAGACAGAAACTGGAGTCCTATCGCCAAGGCAGATCCACGTCTTTGATGAACTGGGCGAGGCTGGCTTACCGGTCTACGTATTGAGAAACCAAGAAGACATAGCGGGGTTCATTCGTGAAGCTACAACACATTAAAAGATACCTGCAAAACGCGCGCGGACGAGCGGCTCGTGACAATGTGCCGTTTAGTTTGAGCCTACAAGATTTGATTGACATAGCGACAGACGAGTGCCCCATTTTTCACACACCATTTGTGTGGGGCGTATCAGGACTAGGCAAAGGCAAGACAAGACCGGACAGTCCGACACTGGATCGCATATTGCCGCACCTTGGATACATCAAGGGCAACGTCGCATTCTTGTCGTACCGAGCCAATCGAATTAAAGACAACGGCACCATGCAGGAACACTATGACATCGCAGACTGGATTTGGAGCCACACACATGCTAAAGAGATCACAACTACATCAGTATCAACAGGAGATCGTATCCCGGGCGCGGTCGGTGCCGAACTTGGGTCTGTTTCTACCCCCTGGACTTGGGAAGACGACAACGACACTAACGATAATAGCCGAGCAATTCAATGGGAAGACTTTAATTATCGCACCAAAGCGAGTAGCCGAGACAGTATGGGACGCGGAGGTCAAGAAGTGGGAGCACCTAAGACACTTGAGAGTTTCAAAAATTATTGGGAGTCCAGAGAAAAGACTCGCCGCGTTATCGGCTGAGGCCGACATATACCTAATCAACCTTGAGAACGTGGCATGGCTTTGTGGCCTTTCAGACAAGTTAGTGTTCACTAACTTAGTGATCGACGAGTCGAGCCGGTTCAAAGACCCGAGCACCAAGCGATTCAAGGCGCTCAAAAAGCATTTAAAGGGCTTCCAGAGGCGTTTAATCCTGACGGGCACACCTACCCCTCAGGGCATGCAAGATCTCTGGTCTCAGGTGGGTATATTGGACTTAGGGCAGCGTCTGGAGACCACACTGACCCGGTTCCGGGACAAGTACATGGCCCCGGATCAGATGAATCGCCATACACGCGTGGTATATAGCTGGAAGCTAACCCCCGGAAGTGACAAGATTATAAACAATAAGATCTCAGACATCTGCCTGTCACTAAACGCACAGGATTATCTACAACTACCGACGTTAAGTAACATTTACCACCCGATTGCGTTTGATCCACAGATAAGGAAACAGTATGACCAACTTAGAAAAGACATGGTCGTTGAAGTCAAGAAAGAAAAAATCACAGCTCCAACAGCAGCGGCACTGGCGAACAAGCTCCTCCAATTTACGTCTGGATCAGTTTACAATGAAGCGGGAGAGGCACAAGAAGTACACCGCGCTAAACTGGAATGTCTTGAGTCGATCATGGAAGAATCTTCAAGTCCCACGCTTGTCTTCTATCATTTCAAGCATTCGCTCCAGCGAATACGTCTTCTGTTCCCAGAGGCGGTGGTGCTGGACGATGACAACATTGAGGCGTGGCGTCGTGGCGAGATTCGTATGCTCCTTGCCCACCCTCAAAGCGGGGGCATCGGGCTCAATCTGCAGTGCAACGTTGGAGACACAGCACAGACGGTCTGGTTCGATCTACCATGGAGCTCAGAGAACTACATCCAAGCGAATGCTCGGATCTACCGCCAAGGGCAAGAAAAGCCGGTTATTATACATCACTTAACTATGGCCGGTAGCATCGACGAGCAGGTCGTCAAGGTTTTGGACGGAAAAATAAATTTGCAAGATGCCTTGCTAGACGCCCTAAATTTTGCATTAGTATAGGCATGGACAAATTTTAAGACATTATGAGAAAAACAAAAACCAAACACAAGATTAGCGCTGTTGCGCCTAGGTTGTCGGATGAGGACGTTGATCCAATTGAGCAAGATGAATTGGAGAACTCCTCGACGCAAGTGGTTGAGGGCTGGCTGCCGTGGGATCCGGAAGACGTCAGTGACATCCGCAGGCTAATCGTGGAAAGAATGCCAACAAAACAGCGGTTTGTTATCGAGGCATTTTTAGATGGTCAAAATTACCATGACATTGACGTAACCGAAAAATACTGGCGCTACCATTTTGCTAAAGGTATCGCCTATATTAAAAAGGAATTAAAGATATGAACTTTATTGTAGAACACAAAAAGGGCGGCCATTACATAATGGAGACCATCCGCGGCTTAGAAGATCTGGATACGTCTAGGTTTACAGATCTATTGGGTATATGGGTAACAGACAGCGAAGATGAAACAAGAATCATGGAAGAAAAATTAAAGGAGATGCGACGTGCACGATCCAGTCAACCATCCTAAGCACTACACCGGGCACCCCAGCGGTGTAGAGTGTATCCAAGTTACTGAGCACATGGGTTTTTGTTTGGGAAATGCAGTGAAATACATTTGGCGCGCGGATTTAAAAAATGACGCCGTTGAAGATTTACGTAAAGCGGTTTGGTATATAGAACGAGAAATCGTAAGGAGAACAAAATGATTGCAGTAATTGGAGCATTAACTATTATCTCAGGCCTTTTGTATTTTTTGGCTTGCGATAATATTGGTAAGACACTGATCACAGAAAATGAGCTTTTGGCCACTAAAGTATTGCTGGCCGTAGGCATTTGTACAATGAGCGTTGGCTTGGTATTGGGGATTTAAATGAAAATGCAGATTGATGTGCCGGACGAGTTTATAGATCAGTTAGTGGAGCATGAGTTAATTTACTCCCACAAAATGGTAAGCAATGAACTTAAGAGACTTAAAGAAATAAAAAAACCAGCGCCGCACCAACAGGAAGACATTGTTGACCTAACAAACTACTTGGAGTCATTGATGGTTGTAGGTAAGTGGTTTGTCTGGCAGTTTGAAAAAAAGGTAAAAAAGAAATGAAAAAATATACACACTTTGACTTAGAAGATGCTATCTACAAGGCATGGCAAACCAGTGATGACTTAGAAGTATTTTTTAAGTACCACGGCGACGCAGAACAGCCCATGACAGAGGACGAGGTCGCAAACGCGTTACTGGGAATCAAATCTCTACATGACATGCGTTGTTGGCAATTGATGGACATGCTGACAAGGGTCTTTGAATTAAACCAGTACTGCACCGATCCAGAGAAGTTAGCAGCAAGAGCCGCGCTTTTTGGCCACGTAGATGATATTATGAACGAGACTAAACCAAAGAAGAAAGGCAAGAAAAAATGAGTCAAGAGAATGTACTAGACGATTTTGTTGTAACCGTGCAGTTTTCAATAAAAGAAATAAACTCACTCTTAAACATCCTAAACACACCCACCCAAGTACCGGCAACAACCCTGGTGGCGTTTATTAACTTGATCCAACAGCAGGCAGCGCCTCAGGCACAAAAAGCCGCGGATAGCTTGGCGGCTGTAGCAAAGGCAAAAGATGAACCTAAAGCAACTTCTTAAACACGCCGGCGTCAGCAACAATATCATCAAGGAAGTGGAGAAAAAAGCAGCAAAAACCAGCGCTCAGATGGAACAAGAGCACCAAGAAAAGGCGCTGGCTATGACCAAGATGATGCTAAATGACGCCCTGCGGTACCGTAAAGAGCACGGCAGCAACACCCCGCCGTCCGAGATTAAAAAGACAATTATTATTCCGGACGATAAATAGGGCGGTTTTGGAAAAATATTTGCATTAGTGTATATAGGACACGTCGGGAGACGCTCCTGCAGGTGACTTAAAACGTCACTTTGCTTTGGCCGCCTAAGTACACGGCGCTGACAGCCCGGAAAGACGGGCACCTTTACACACACATACACACAGGAGATTTACATGAACCCATATGAACTACGCTATTCCGTATTCCAAACAGCCAAAGAATTCCTAGAGCAACAGTACAAAGCCAACTTGGCTGCGTTTGACGCCCTAGACAAAGCGGCCAAAGATGCCTCCGAATTAGCACCTAAATTCCCAACCGTGGAAGAAGTGATCGAGAAGGCAGTGGAAATTAACAAATTTGTTAGCGACGCCAACGAGCGTGAGCTGGCTAAAATAGTAAAGCGCGTCAACAGTATCGGCATCGCGTTTTAAGTTTCAATGAGTAGGAGTGTCGGAGGCACCGCCACTTAATAAGAGGTAACCCAAAAAAGTATTCCCTGTCCTACTCACCCACATTTTAAGGAAACCCCATGGCAGCTAAACCAGGTTTATACGCAAACATTCACGCTAAGCAAGAGCGCATCAAGGCCGGCAGCGGCGAGAAGATGCGCAAGCCGGGCGCCAAGGGCGCGCCCACAAAGGACGCGTTTGTGCAGTCCGCTAAGACAGCTAAGCCTCCAAAGAAAAAGTAATGGCAACTAAAAAAGTATTAGAAAAGGCCGGGTTTTACGATAAAGGTAAGACAAAGTCAGAACGAGAAAAGATTGTCAGCAAAGTGACAACCAAGCCTCAACGCATATCCATGGTTGAGAAATTACTTTCATCTAAAACAACTAAAAAATAATGGCAACTAAAAAAAGTGCTCCATCGCTTGCAATTGGTCGTGGTGAAAAGCTGCCTGCATCTAAGGGCGCTGGGCTTACCGCCAAGGGTCGTGCTAAGTATAATGCGGCTACTGGCTCGAATTTAAAGGCACCACAGCCGGAAGGCGGCGCGCGTAAGGATTCATTCTGCGCTCGTATGAGTGGCGTCAAGGGCCCAATGAAAGACGAAAATGGCAAGCCTACTCGGAAAGCAGCAGCTCTAAAAAGGTGGAAGTGTGGCAGCTAAGAAACCATCCCCAAGCAAAAAAGTATTTACCCCCGAAATGGCTAAGGCTATCCTAGACCTTGGCATGCAGGGCGCGTCTCAAAAAAGCATGTACGCAGCAATCAATATCAGCAAGGCTACGGCAGCCAAGTGGAAACAAGAAGATCCATTTTTTGCCGAGACCATGGACATGGCCACCACGTACGGCCAGTCGTTTTGGGAAATGATGCTGCTAGCAAACATCGACAACAAGGCCTTTAACAGCCGCGTAGCCGAGATTGCACTCCGGGGGCAGTATCCAGATGACTACAAGGATAGCCGCGAGATCAAGGCAAACATCAAGCAGGAAGTAACGGTAGATTTTAATAAAGAGATCAGCGATTTGATTACCGCCCTAAAATCTTAACAATATATTTTTTCAGTTTTACCTAAAAAGGGGACCTAAATGGTTCCCTTTTTTGCATTAGTATATGTACGATTAAACAGACTAAAAAGGCTAAAATGACAGCGCATGCTCTTCTATCCGCTTCTGGCTCTAAACGGTGGCTATCTTGCACACCCAGCGCCAAACTCGAGGCAACCCTACCAGAACAAAAACGCGGCAACGGCGCCTTTGACTTTAGTCAAGAGGGCACAACAGCCCACTCTTTTGCTGAAGCAAAACTAAGATATTATTTTGGACAAATTGGAACAGAGGAGTATGAAAATGAAATTAGAACCGTTAAAGAAACACCCTACTACAACGACGATTTCGAGGCTCACGTCGATAGCTACGTTCTATATGTCCGCAGCCAAATCGGTGACGGCGATACCCCGCTTTTTGAGCAGCGTGTCGACTTCAGTGACTGGGTACCTGACGGCTTTGGTACGGCCGATGTGGTTATACTTTCTAAGCACGCCATTCGTGTCATCGACCTCAAGTTTGGAAAAGGTGTGTCTGTCTCCGCGATCGACAACACCCAGCTACGATTATATGCGCTGGGTGCTTATTCCAAGTTTAAAGAAGAGTATCCGGACATCAAAGAAGTATCCTACACGATCCACCAGCCTCGCCTGGACAGTATCAGTACTGACGGCACCACCGTTAATAAACTCATAGACTGGGCTAACTACTTTGTTAAACCTAAAGCAAAAAAAGCATGGAGTGGATCCGGCGAATTTATTCCCGGTGACCATTGTCAGTTCTGTCGCGCAAAAGCGCAATGCAGAGCGCGTTCTGATTTCAATACAGAGCTCGCTAAGCAGGAGTTTAAAGAGCCACCCCTTTTAGACGACGAAGAACTAGCCAACGTGCTAGCCAAGGCGCAGGATCTACGAACCTGGGTAGCGGACGTTGAAGAGTACGCACTTGAGAAGGCAGTCAACGAGAACAAGCTACCAAATGGATTTAAGTTATCGACCACGGTAACGCACCGCAAGATTACTGATCAGATGCTAGCGGCCGAGGTATTAAAAGATAAAGGCGTGCCCGAGGAGCAGATCTGGGAGTCACCAAAGCTCAAGTCAATAGCGACACTTGAAAAGCTAAGACCAAAGGGCCAGGTTGTGGCGTGGCTAGGTGAGCTAGTCCAGCGACCAGAGGGTTCACCTAAATTGGTCCGCGTCCAAGAGACCGCGACAGAAGACTTTAAATGAGTACCTGGCTAATAGCGGCGATGGGCTGCGTGTATTTTATCGTGGCAATTGATCAATTTATGAAGGGCGGCGTAGGTACTGGCATCATGTTTATTGGTTACGCAATTGGAAACGTGGGGCTCATACTCGTCGCAAAATAGCATGAAAGTAAAATTTTATGGTGCGGAGTTTGATATTCCGGAGCTAATGATTAATAAGTTTATTAAAGACTTTGATACGTTAGCCGGCAGTGGAAAACGCGAAGAGATCAGAATGCTCCGCGACTCAATCGGTAATATATTTGAGGTAATAGCACAAGACCCTGAGATATTACATGAG